ATAGAACAGGCGTTATGTCAGGGGCAGGAGTTAGCGAGCCACAATTTTGCTTCTCAAATGCCGTTACAGGAACCGGTGTTGATTCAGGACTGGGGTATAATACCTCAGGTGGGTATCCTTATTTAGCAACTAATGGTTCCTATCAACAGTTCTGGACGACTGGTTACACCGGAATACTTGGTGCGATTCGCTCATATAGTGAATCCATAAGTAACCCTTCCTATAGTTGGCAAAACGATGCCAATACTGGAATGTTTAGAGATGCTAATATTGCAGGCAGTATTAGATTTGCTACTGATGCGGTACTAGCAGGTTTCTTTGATAGACAGCAAAACTTCTATGTTCCTAACGGGGGTATTTATTCTCCATATGGTGATTTTACTAATGTACAAGTACGAAACGATTTAACAGTAGCAGACGAAGTTTACGGAGCCGGGTGGAACGGAAGTCTTGAAGTTCCTACTAAGAACGCTCTCTATGATAAGATACAAACCATTGGTGCTGGTAGCGGTGTTACTTTCGCAGAAACCGAATCTGGTGGGGGGATCTGGACAAGTGCAACTCAATTAAATGTAGACTCCGCGTACTTCTACGTCTCTGCTTCTGGGGGAGATGCCGTTCCTATCTTGTCAAGAAACATGGCTCCGTTTATCCACCTGACAAAGACCGTTGCAGCACAACAAAATATTGGTGGAGCTGCTGGTACTGAGACATTTATTAGCTGGGATGAAACAAAACATAAAAATTCAACTTTTACACATAGCACAACATCTACCAACACGAGAATAACAGTAAACGAGACAGCTAGATACTCTATTACCTATGGTATTTTTGCTCAGAATGGTGGAGCAAATAGAACGACCTATACATCTTATATGCGGCTAGATGGAACTACTTATGAGGTTAGAGGGAAAGCAAGAAGCTATTCTCGCGGCTCTGGTGTGCTTGGGGCTAGTATTGGCCTTAACGTTTCCACAGAGCTGAATCTAACCGCTGGTCAATATGTTGAGGTAGCAGTGTATCTTCAAGCCGCAGATGGTTCATATACTACAAATACAGAAGATGCTACTTGCCAGTTCATTATGAGGAAGATTAGTTAATGCTTCCTATCAATAAAGCAAATCACTTAGTCCAATGGAAGATCTATTATCATGATCTAGATTCGCCTACTTATCATAGGACATGGTCTAATGTAGATGGCCCTTCTAATGAAGCTCCTGTGTATGGGGTAATCTGTATTATACAGCCCGTAGAAGGTGGGCGCTTTAAGGAGATAATAGCAAACGCAGACTACTATGCGATTGATGAAGAAGGTAAATGGATAGGCATGAACACAGCAGGCGTAAGAGACCGACAGGAGCATCGACTTCCTTTCTTTTCTCTAAAGGAAGGGAGATGGATCAATACTGATCGTTATCAAGAGATTTTGTCCAGAGCCCATGGAGACCCGGACTTTGGTGGTGACGGTACGTTTCGCTTGGTAGAAATCTAAAGTGGGTGCTTCAATAACATTTACTCAAGAGTCGTTCCGTGGAAGAAACGATGATGGAACGGAGGCGACAGCGACATGGAAGGCTGCACTCAATACAAACTGGAATCAACCAACAGAGACTCCTTTTAGAATAAGGTTCTCTGTTTCACGACTCAGTGAAGGAACTAGTCAAAACGGAGAACATGGCTTATATGTGTCTCATAACAATGGAACTTTTCAATATATCTCTTCCACTATAGGTACGTCACCAGTAATAGACGTAGTAAGCTCTACTCTAGATGCTCAAGGTACAGATACCACGCAACAGATAGGAATAGGAACCTATCTGACAAACAATAACGGCGTTAATAATAACAATGGAGAAGCAAAAACAACCTCAGCTACTTGGCCTGACAGTGTAGCATATCAGGCCGATATAGAGTTCTGCTTAAAAATCCGTTCTAGCCAGGTTGCAGTTGGAGATACATTGGAGTTCAGAGGTAGATTCAATGATACTATTTATTCCGGAGGATACACAAATTCTCCGATATTAACTGTGCCTCCAAAGCAACTACTGATTAGAGGAGGCACATTAGCTATAAAAGGTGGTACGTTAGCAATTAAATAGGAGGGTAAACCATGGCACTTACAAAATTAGAATTAGAAACCGCAATGCGGTATGTGGCTAGGGGTATCATAGCGGATGGAGTTAACATCAATGACGTTGGTTCTGTTGTTCGATGGATGATAGAACACCCACTACCTGCTAAAGCCACGTATGAGGCAGAAGTCGCAACACAAGATGCAGCTGAAAAGCAATCTAGAATCATCGCACTCCAGGCTGAACTGGACAAACTTGAGGGAGGAAAGGTATAATGTTTAATGCACAAGAACTACAGCAATTGGGTTATTTCCTTAGTAAGGCTACTATCGCTGGCACGGAGAGCATTGCTCATGCACAACTGCTTGTCAAGATCCAGAACCTGCTCCAGCAACCGGCAACTAATAAGCAAGAACGTGGGTAACAGCGGCAAAAGATTAAGAAAATTCCTATAATTATGTAGAGTATAAGGAGACAACTATGTCTGATGAAGAAGGTTCGGCACTAATTAGAAAGTGGGAAAGTAAGAAAGAAAGGGCTGAAGAGGCTGATAAGAAAGCTCATAAAGATATGAAGCGAGTCCTTTCAGCAGCCATGAAAGATGATGGCACTCACAAGAACATCGTCAATGAACTTAAAACCGCGCGTCAAAGTGGTATAAGGCTCCAGACCCGAGAAGGGTATGGGGACGATGGTGACGTGATCACAGGATTTGGCGACGCTAGACCCTGGGACAGAGATTAAGTAAATGCTAGGGAGAACGAAGGAGATAGAAAGGGAGCTAATCTTCTGTCAGGCCAAAGTGGAATCACTAGAAGAACAGCTAAGGGCTGCTCATGCAGATAAAGATGAGCTGAAACAACAAGTCGCTAGGCTTCAAGAATCTCTGTTTTCCATAAGAGCCCCTGAAGCGTACCAGGACCACAAAGCAAAAGAGTACGAGCAGTCTTTGCCTCCTATTAGTGAGGAGACTAGAGAACGAAATAGAATTGCTAAACAAGTAACGACAGACTACTTAAATATGCTAGAAGGCCCTACGTTTAGAACTGGGGAAGATCTAGATGACTTGTTAGCAGAAGGCTTACTTATGAACCAAAAACCAGTAGCTAGTATACATGGGAATAATGAAAGCTAATGCCGTCTACAGGGTCTTTGCAGAGTAATTGGAAGAAAGGGCAACTGCACGGTATAGACAATATACCGGCAGGAGACCCTAAACTCGGCACGGCTATTGGATCTTATGTTGATGAGCTAAATAATAATAGAACCAGCCGCACCTGGATCAGGGTAATTGGTTGGGTAGAGAACTATTTATTCTCATTGGGTAGGCAGTACGTTGATGACATTCACCTATCCCGCATAGCTAGGGCTTCAGATGGGACCCAGTCACTTGTTCAAGAAGCTACCAACAATATCCCCAGACCGGTCAACGATCTACTTGGTAGGTACATTGAAACAAACATAGCTCTCTTGACAGAGAATAAACCTATACCTAGAGTTTCTTCAAAGTCAGGTAGAGCCGAAGATGAAGATGCAGCATCGCTGTCCGAGCTTACTCTAGACTATATGTGGGAGGCTTTGGAGCTTCCCGAAAAGCATAGAGAGATCGCTAGAATCATTCTGCACTGTGGAACCTGTTGGTTAGAGATCATATACGATGAGACCCTTCCTAGAAGGATGACAGCCCCGGAGACTAAGCTGTCTGAGTTTTCTATGCTTCCTGGAGTAGAGGGGGGTGGGGGCGTACAGATACCGGTTCCACGAGAAGTTCCGCTACATGATGAACGAGGGCGACCTCTCTATACTGATAATGTAGAGTATGGAGATATAAGTGCAAAGATCATTAGCCCGTTTGAAATGCACGTTCCTTCGGTTCACTGGTGGGATGAGGAAGATATGGGGTGGGTAATGCGAGAGTATTATACCAGCCTAGATCTTCTCATAGATAAGTTTGAGCATAAGCCAGGACTGAAGCTTAAGAAGAAAGATGGTTGGTACCTAGATAGATTAGATAAGGCCGGAACGGTTAACGTAAGGAATCTTCCTCTTTGGTGGTGGGAGAGGATGGCGGATGCGGTTGAGGGTGGTGGTCCCACATTGTACTCTGGTACCCCTGAAACGTGGGAAGGATATACCACAGTACGCATCTTTGATAGAAAGCCAAATCCAACATGGCCTCGTGGTAGAACCATTATCACAGCTGGGTCGCAGGTTATTTATGATTCACCTAAGAAACGTGGCGCGCGGGCGTATGATCCTCGTTGGCCTACCAGATGGCACCCCTATGTACGTTTCCGGTGGGAGCCGATCAGTGGCTCGATCCATGGACGTTCTTTGGTAACTAAGCTTATTCCGAAGCTTAAGAGAGTAAACGCTATTGATACAACTATGATTATGTGGCGAAGGACTTCACCTATCTCGTCCTGGATCGTGCCTGCTGGCTCTGCTCCTGTAGAAGATCAGTGGATGGGAATGCCGGGGCAAGTCTGGAAGTATGATCCAAGGAGAACAGCAGGTGCAGCACCCACACCGGTTTATCCTCCTCCTTATCCTACTGCTGCTGAGCAGGAGCGGCAACAGCAGATTCAGGAGATGGAAGGGATTGCTGGTACAGAAGAGGTTCTACGAGGGCAGAGACCAACTGGTGTAAACAGCGCTGCCATGATTGATATCCTTCGCAAGCAAGCACTAGCAGCTAGATCTTCTATTTTGCAAGCCTGGGACGAGTCGCTACAGAAAGAAGGCTCAATCATCTTGCAAGAAGTTATTAAGAATATCCGCAACGATGAACGATACGCGGAGCGTCTTAGGATTTTGGCTCGTGATAAGGTTAGTACTTTGGCTATTAGAAGCTTTAGTGGGGCTGATCTTAGTGATAACGTTCTTGTTCGTATCGATACTGCTTCGATGGCGCTGTCTTCTAAAGAAGCACGACAGGCCAAGGCTATTGAGCTTATTCAGTATTCGGCCGGTCTTCAGAATATGGACCCTGCTTTGAAGGCTAAGATTCTTGAGGAGATGGGGTATAAGGACGCCATGATTCCGAAGGGCGTTGACGTTAATAGAGTTAAGCGGATGATGGCTTGGATCCGACAGGAAGCCTACGAAATGATTATACCTATTCCTGAGGATGATCCTATGATCTTCTATCCCATGCTTGTTGATGAAATGAAATCTGATGGGTTCCATAACCTTAACGAGCAGCAACAGATGGTGTTGATTACATTGATTGATTTGTATAAGAGACAGGCAGAAGCGATTATGAAGTTGCAATTTCAAATGAGCCAAGGTGGTGGCCAACAAGGTGGTGGGCCACAATGAATGTAGGACACGCTTGGGCCATTATAAAGAATCGCATGCCGGGATCCGTTGATGAGGCAACAACGTTTTTAAAGAGTCTGTCTCCTGCTGAGGGGCAAGAACGAAACAGGCAAGAGGCTAGAACACAAGTTAGGGTAAAGAAACCGTATAAGCTAGGTGAAAGCGTGAAGGTTCGCAATGGCTAGGGCTCCCGATCATCCGGAACGAGTACTGTTTGGTTCCAAAGAGTATATGATGTCGTGGGCTGCAAGCAATACCTACTATGCTGGGTTGATAGCTAAGGAGTCGGCGGATCTTTTTGTTCAAGAAGGTTTTGCAGATAGCCCTTACAGAGATTTTGTCGTTCCTAACACACGCACAAATGCTGCTATACGTTCAGGCATTGTTAATGCCGGAGGATACGTAGATCTTAACGTTGGGCCGGGTGCGAATCGGCGAGCTAGCCCGAACTATAATGCTCGAGATACGGGTTTAACTCACTTAGGGCAACGACCAAGAGAAAAAGCTAATGCTGCTATTGGGTGGGTTGGCATGGGAGATTATGCTTTTCCAGGACAAGCATTTGCACCTACATTAAACAGGAAGACTGGAAAGTTTGGCCCCAATGCATTAGCTCAGTTTATAAATAAACGAGAAGGTTTAGCTGACACACTAATGCCCCCTACCTCTGCGTATATTAAATTTATGAAAAACAAGCAGACACCACCTTCTGGCCTAAGATACAGAAACACTGGAGGGGGAATATCAGATAGCACCAGAGGTTGGAAGTCTACCTTAACCCAGTCAACTGGACCCCAAAAAGGACAGGGAGGGCAGTCATACAGCAGCGTGGATTTGGTTAGCGCAATGTATGCGACTAAAGAAACTATGGCCGGAGCAAATCCATATAATACAGATGAAAGGCTTAGTGGAGATAAATTTAGCAGTAACTTGGAGGGATACAAAGCGCTCGCAAGGCACGCTAACAGTCCAAACTATATCTCTGCCCTGGGTAATATGTATAAAGAAGATACGACAGTTACTGGAGATGCAAGAAGAGTAAAAAGAAAATTTCTCTAGGGAGGGGAATCATGATTTTGTTTTTAGATAAAGATCCTCAACGAGCTGTAATGGCTTTCAATAGGATGAGTGTAGAAGATCAAAACAATACGATCTGGTGCAGAACAGCACAAGAAGCAATTACAACGTTTTGGGATTACCGAGAAGTTCTAACCGAAGCCAGACTAGAACATGATCTAGGAGACGAGCCTTATTCTAATACACGTAGTGAGACGTGTGGTATGGAAGTAGTTAGATTTCTAGAAAGAAAAAATATAGAAGAGTCTGAAGAGTTTGAGAAACTAAAGAAAATTCGTATGGTTATACATACATATAATGATCATGCAGGGCCAATAATGATTGAGAGGCTCAGAAAATTAGGATTCAAAACAGAGTCAAAACCTTTTGGTTTGTAATAGGAGATACATATGGGACCGGATGAAGCCAGCTATCAAGGTAGATTAAGACACGACAAGCAGCTTGCTCGCTATAAGGAAGCTATGGCTAAGAAAGCCCAAGCTTCGCCTACGGTGTCTGCAACCTTTGAACACGGTACACCCAAACCCTCCTCCGTAACAGTGCCCAAGATGATTAAAGCTAACGCCGGTAGAACCACAATGATTGATTCAGGGGCTACTACTAATAAGACTCGTCAACTAGCTGCTAATCAACTCGCTAAGTGGGCTTCTGAAAAGAAAGCTGCACCGAGTCGTGTTAAACCTTCTGTTGCACAACCCCTAGCTAAGGACGTGTGGAAGCCTCTTGATGTTGGTGAGAACGCACTTAAACTTAGACTTTATTATGGAGACAATCCTGCTCCTCTTCTTCCTAAAAGCCGTGACGTATCCTATCTTACGCCTAAGGTAAAGGTTCCTACTGATAGTAAGCGAGGTATTATTGCTGGGATAGTTACGGCTGGGTCGGCTCTCTTAGCCACAGCCACAGCAGTTCATGCTGGGAGACCTACCCAAGACCCGGAACTAGCAGCCGCCAAGAAAGCAATTGGTGCTAAGCCTAAACCTCCGGTAGATACTTCTGCGCCTCTTTCTGGCTATAAGCCAAGCACAAACCTTACTGTTAGACATGAAGCTCGCAGAGCCGCAGAGGGTGCTAAACTGAAGGCCGCGTTTGCTAAGTTTGGACAAGATGTTGAGAAAGAAAAAGTATTACAACAGCGAAGTGATAATCATAGAGCTACTGAAGGAAAGAAACTAAAGAGCGCTTTTGAAGCTATTGAAGCAGCAGATAAGAGAGTTAAGGTTCAGGCTTCTACCCAAGTTGCGCTGCCCGATGCACCTGTTGTTACAAAGCCGGAAGTAAAGGTCGCAGAGGTTGTTGCTCCTAAGGCTGTTGTTGCTCCCAAGGCTCCCAAAGCAGCTAAGGTTGTCACTCCGAAAGTGCCCAAAGCAGCTAAGGTTGTCACTCCTACAAGCCCCACGACAACCAGAGTTGTCACTCCTCCAGTGACAACTACAAAAGTTCCAGTAGTTACGCCACCCAGGACATCAGTTTCTAGCAAGGGATTAACTGTTGCTCAGAGACAAAAGCACATAGACGCACTTAGTAAACCACCAGTTGCTACAGGTCCGAAGACGATTGAAGGGAAAACAAATATTGATGGTACTCAGGTTAAGTTTGAATCATACCCTGGTGAGAAGCGGCAAACCGAACGCAGACTGAAAGGTACAAGACGAGACCAAGAGACTCGACAAACTAAAGCACAACGCGGTGCTCTTGATCCTACTCCGGAGACAATAGGTGGCAAGGTATCTACACGGAGGGCACGTGGTAGCGAGAGACGAAATGTACCCAATATCCCGACTATAAAAGAGATTGCTAGCACGCCTCCGTCTGAGCGGGCAAGTCGTATTGCTGACGTTAGCTCTAGAATTAAGGCGCTTGAGAGCAAGCTGATCACCTCTACTGCTGCAGCTATCCAACCTGAGAAAGAAGTTACTTCCACTGACATTAAGAAAGTCATAGCTAAAACTGACGAAGCGTCTGCGAGACAGACAAACATAAGAAAAGTTAGTAAAGCGGCGTATTTCAAAGAGAAGGAAAAGCGAGTGGAGGCCGCGAGAAGTGGTCTTGATCCTGAGACAGGACTGCCTACTAATAAGAACGTAGCACTTAGTTCTATGGCTACGGAGCCTACAGCCTATGATAAAGCTGCTGAACGGGTTGGTCAGCTACGAGGATCTAAATCAATTGATCAAGCCCAAGCCGAAGCAGTTCAATCTAAAACCGCTGCTGTTGGCAAGAGTACAGCTATAACGTTGAAGGACACCCGCCCTCTTGCTGAAAGAGCTGGGATAACACAAGCTGAACTCGTTGATCTCACTACCAAGATTGATCCGGTTAGCTCTGGGCAGAATCCTGTAACGGAACGTGGTGCAAGGCATGCTGAGACTCAGGCTAATATGGAGAGTGTTCAGGCTCGTATTAATGAGCTTGAGAAACAGTTGGCTGAAGCGAACAAGAAGAGTGCTGCAAGGGCTGCTAAAATTACTAAAGTTAAAGCAGCAACTCCTCCTGGCGACTTGGTGTCTGACCTTGCCGAACAAACTCCTAAAAAAGTCATGCGCCTCTCTCTCAACAACCAAGGAGAATTCGATGTTCAAACTGTAGAGGGCGAAGCTTTAAATAAAATGGTTGTTGCAGCCCAAGAAGAGCAACGCATAGGAAGGGATAGACGCATTAGTAGCACTCCTCGCCGCGTAGATCCTACTAGAGATCTTCACACCTCTATGACACAGGAAATAGCAGCGGCTAGAGACCTACGCGCGGGCACTAGACGAGAAGCAGATAGATTTGGTGCTACTGAAGCAGATATCGCAGCAGTTGCACAGAATAAAGCAGATGTGGTGACTCAACCTAAGGCCTCACAAGAAGCGTTCCGTGTCGCGGCTGCAGCTGCGAATGATCCTGAGGTTAATAGAATACTTAAAGAACTGAATGTACCGGATAAGGATGCAGCTGCAGATGAGTTTCTTAGAGAGCGTGGATTTGAGGATCTTGTTACAGAAAAACAAGAGATTGAGGCTGACACTCGCACCCAGACCCCAGAAGAAGTGGACAAAGCCATTAAGAAAACCACGCTTCAAGATCTTACGCGCGCTGCGGATGAGGCTGTTGAAGCCGCTTCGACCATTGGTGAGGAAGGTAAGGTTAAGACTCGGGCAGAGCTTGAAGCAGGTATAACTGCTCGTAAGGCTGGCCCAGGATTTAGAGGAGACTTCCTCAGCCCACGTACTGGTACGGGTCAAGGTATGTTTAAGCTCCCTACAGTTGCTGAAGAAATGGAATCCGCCAAAGTGTCTAATCGTATAAGGGCACGTTTACGCGGTAAGATTCAAGGCATGCCTTCGGAAGCACGAGCACCTAGACCTCGACGGTTTAGTGAGAGAGCTACAGAACGTAGATCGGCTGGACTAGGGCCGCAGCAGAGAGGGCAGGTAAAGGTGCCTGATCTCGCTACTCCTGAGAAGGGGCGTGTATATAGCGCTCCTGCAGGCAGACCAGGACATGTTTCAGAGAAGCCTAATCTGAATCGTAGACGCCCGGAGCAATTCGATATAGTGAGTCCGGAGGGGACTAGTTCTGAAGTGCAAACACGACGGGTCATGGAGAACTATGCGCGTGCAAACGCAAAGGCGAAGGCTGCGGCACTAACTAGCCCTGCAATTGGTGGGGTTACCACTAAAAAGCCCGCAGCTCCATATACTGAACCTGATGCTATTACGCCGAGACGATCTGTTGGTCAGGCGTTAAAAGCCGCATTTAAGCCTAAGAACTTGGCGAAGGGAGCGTTAGGATTAGGCGCTGTTACTGCTGCGTTTACGGTGCCTGATGTTGCAAGTGCCTATATGGATGCCTCTGGTAATCAAGAAAAGAGAATCAAGGCAGCTGGTGGGAAAGCTCTTGAGAGCGGTATAGAAACAGGAGTTGGGGTGGGTGTCTTCTCAGGCCTTATGGCAGGTATAACAAAGACTGCCCCTATGGCTGCTCGCTCTGCTATTGCACTTGGAGGAGTGGCACTCGGTTCTGCAGCAGCTGGTTTTACAGTTGGGACGTTTGCAGGTGACATCGTTTCTAGAGTTAAAAAAACACAAGAGAAGAATCGTCGAGACAAAGCCTATACTAAAGAAAAATATGGAACCGTTGAGGCTGCGACTAGAACTAGAAAGGAGAGACAAGCCAAATTAACTATTGATGAAGCAGGGACAATTATTAAGCAGTGGAACAAACGAGGCAAGAAATAATGCCGCTGCCTCCTGGTACGAGATACCGAGTAAAGACCATAATTAAGAATGGGCAGGAGAAAAAGATTCGTCTTGCGTTTGATCCTAAAACCAATAAGGTTATAGAGGCAAAGAAGTTGCTTAAGAAAAAGGAGAAA